GGACTCCGACTATTGTCGGCCACAAAAGTGGACCGGTCCCAGACCCCCCGACAGGTAGTGAATACACACCTGCCGAGGATACCGGAGATGGTACTTTCGTCCGACCTAAAGGACGCGACGAACGTACAAAACTGGGATCTAACGAGAGTTATGATCCAGTCTTTCATAGCCGGGTATGGCCTATCGGTCAGGCCCGACTATGTAAATATGGTCCTAGGACTTATCGGTCCTAGGATCATAGAATTTCCAGGAACAGGCTTTGGCACTATCGTGACAAAGACCGGGATCATGATGGGTGAAGCTATCGCTAAACCATCATTGACCCTTCTGAACCTGGCGGTTGAAGAACTCGCTTTCATCCGGTATACCGGATCAGAGCGGATTCTTTTCACTCACGATCCAGCACCCTATCGGGACTGGAGGTGCGTGCATATAGGGGGTGATGACCATCTAATAAGAGGTCCCAAACCCTATTTAGAGCTGGTAACTGCGATACATCGTAGTTGCGGCTCCCACATCTCTGAGGACAAACATGGTTTCTCATCGAGATGTGTAAAGTACTGCGAGAGACTTCTAAATCTAGAAAATCTCGAGTACGGAGAACCTTATAACCAAGGCGACTATAGTCGCTCTGTCTTAGTAGACAGCGTTAAGGTTCGCCTTCTGACTCGTGGTCAATCGACCATGATTCTGAAGGATAACAAGAATGTCGCGATTGGTAAATCGGGACAACTTGGTGGATGTCTAGAATGGTTGCCTAACGACGACCGTTACTGGACATATGATAAGAAGGAATCCATTAGGAACCTTTTTATCAACCGCATGGGATCACTGTTGCCAAAGCAACATGTGAATCCACGTGCGTATTGCGCCATACACCTACCAACGATAGTTGGAGGGTTTGGTCTAGGGCTCAAGAGGGATCTACTAAAGTGGACCCTCGGAAGCCCTGAGCCCACGCAATGGCTGGTATCGCAGCTCATTGCGGGGTCCTTCGAGAAGAGGGATCTAAATATTTTTAGAAAACTCAACTCGAACTTGGCCTCAAGAGGTATTGCCACTATTGTGGATTACCAAACGAGGTTGATTGATGACTTGTATTCACAATGTGACAAGCTCATCACAGCCCGTCAGAGATACTCGATAGACTATCTCGATGGGCTTAAGCCCCTGACATGGCGGGAACTTAAAAATAAGTACCCGAGCGATAATAATCGCAGAACCATCTCAGAGGCTGAACAAGACGGCATTCTCTCTATCGAGGAATTCGTCAAAAGAGCTACTCGAGGAAATCTCTTCCAGCAGCTCTTGATTGGTGAAGAAAAGCTAAAGGTATTCAACACCAATAAGTATGTCAACACCTACAAATATGTAGTGTGGCCATACTATGAGTCACAGGTGAAGGAGAGAAATATCTCCCTTCCCCCTGACTTAACTTCGGAAACCATTGCAGCAGCAATGAACCGAAGTCAAAAGATGTACTTTGTTAATACAAAGGCCAACTTTTTAGTCGTGGTCGAACAGGAATCTATCGATCCTGAGGACGACGACTTCGATGACTTCGACGACAATATGAGTGATTACTCAATTGAGGAGATGTCATTCGCGACTGGGCTTGAGAATACTCAGTTTCAAGGCGGTAGCCTTGACCTAGATCGCGCAGTAGTCGAGAGGGGAACTCTATTGAGTACCCATAAAGCTGGAACGCCAGATTTGGTGATTCCAGTCAATCGACTAGGACTAAGGCTGTAG